TGGAGGCGGCTCAAAAGCTGCTAGTGTTTCAAATACGGTTCTTGTAACTTTGGCGAACAACGATTATGTTGAAATTTATTGCACAAACAATACCGCTGCAAACGCCGTTGTTCTTGAGCATTTAAATCTAGTATTAAGACAAATCTAATGGACATTCGTAAAATTTCAATCGGGCAGGACTACAAGACTGCCATGCACTACATTGTTGGACAATCGGTTCTCAATGGAGAGTACACTATACATTTAATTAAGGTATCCGATATGGGTGGGGCTAAAGTCTTTATTATATCTAAAAGCAATGAGGTGTTGCTTTGGAAAGAGTTTTCTGCCTCTATGCCCATCTCCTTTGAGTACAACATCTCTTTCTAATGCGTTCTCCGTTTCAGTTCATCGTGCGCCCGCGCGATGCGAAACGATACGATAATACCCGAAAGTGGGGGGATGTTGACTTTATCGTAAGTGTTTCGCAAGAAGACCACAAGTTTTCCAACCGGTATGCGGAAGTGGTTAGCGTTCCTATCCACTACAATGGACCAATAAAGCAAGGGGACACACTCATTGTACACCACAATGTGTTCAAGTTCTATTATGATATGCGTGGCCGCCAAAAAAGCGGTCGTTCCTATTTGTATGGTGACCTATTTTTATTGGATGAGGATCAGTTCTTTTTGTATAAGTCATTGGATGATGTGTGGAGGGCACACTCTAAATACTGCTTTATAAAGCCAAGCCCCACAAAAAAGGGTTATTTGTGCGTTGGATACAAGGAAGAGCCGTTCTATGGAAAAATAAAATATATCAATGATGAACTACTAAGTCTTGGTCTAAAAGAGGGAGATGAGGTAATTTATGAGCCAGAGAGTGAATATGAGTTTATTGTAGATGGTGAGAAATTATACCGTATGTTTACAAACAATATTGCGGTTCAATTATGAAGAAATCAAATGAAGACCTCAAAAGGGAAATCATAGAAGCCGGATACAAAGCCATTGAGCATCTTATCAAGGTGGCAAAAGAGGACATCATAACAGGTGGAGATGGAGATATAAGCGCCGACCGATTAAAAAATGCTGCCGCAACAAAAAAGTTAGCCATTTCTGATGCCTTTGAGATACTTTCAAGAATACAATCAGAGCAAGAGATTTTAGACTCACCAATTCAATCAAGCTCAAATCAAAAACAAGGCTTTGCAGAAGGTAGAGCAAAATAAGGGTTTATGCCGAGTCATTAACTCTTCCTCCATAAAGGGAAAAAGGAGATGGGAGTATGGGTATAACCATGAATATGACATGGTTGTCATATCAAGGGATGGGACTATAGGGGATATTTATGAGATAAGTGGAATCAAAATAGCGCTCCCATCCGCTCCCGAAAAGTGCTACAGTAGATCAGATAAGCAGCACGAGCAATATTGGGAAACATTTGAATACCCTACTCAATTAAGCAAGATAAAGACGATATTCCAATGGCACACAATGCCCAAGGAGTTTAAGGCTATGTGGGTTGACTATATAGAGGAGGAGTTTAATAGAAGGGATAATGGATTTTGGTTTATGAATAATGGAGTCAAAACCTATATACCCGGCTCTTTTTATATGTATCTCCAATGGACTAAAATAGATATAGGTCATCCAGAGTACCGAGAGGCGAACCGATTGTTTTTCATATTTTTTGAAGCATGTGTTGCTGATCACAGATGTTTTGGCATGTGCTACCTAAAAATTCGCCGATCAGGATTTTCCTTTATGAGTTCTTCAATTGGGGTAAACACGGCGACTATTTCAAAAAATGCAAGAATCGGAATCTTGTCCAAGACCGGGGCTGATGCAAAAAAGATGTTTACCGATAAGGTTGTTCCGATTCTAACCAATTACCCATTCTTCTTTAAGCCTATACAAGACGGGATGGATAAGCCGAAAACGGAACTTGCATTTAGGATTCCCGCAGCAAAAATCACCAAGAAAAATATGCATGATGTCTTCTCAACGGAAGACCCGGATGGATTAAATACAACTATTGACTGGAAGAATACGGCCGACAATAGTTATGATGGTGAAAAGATGCTTTTGTTAATTCATGATGAGTCTGGAAAGTGGGAAAAGCCTGAAAATATCCTAAACAATTGGGCGGTCACTAAAACTACACTTCGAGTTGGTAGTCGAATAGTTGGAAAGTGTCTGATGGGATCTACGGTAAATGCTCTTTCAAAAGGGGGAGGAAACTTTAAGAAATTATACGATGATTCAGACCCCTCCAAGAGAAATGCCAACGGACGTACCGAAAGTGGTTTGTATAAGCTCTTTGTTCCAATGGAGTGGAATTTTGAGGGATTTATTGACCGTTATGGGTTTCCTGTAATGGAAACTCCAAAGAAGAAAGCCTTTTCACAAGATGGAACGCCCATAACTATTGGTGCAATTCAGTATTGGGAGAATGAGGTTAATTCGTTGAAAAGCGATCAAGATGCACTCAATGAATATTATCGACAAAACCCAAGGACAGAGGCGCATGCCTTTAGGGACGAAAGTAAACAATCGCTCTTTAATCTAGCCAAGATTTACCAGCAGATTGACTATAATGACGGGATGATTAAGGGGCAACTTCTCACAAGGGGATCATTCCATTGGGCGAATGGAGTAAAAGACACAAAGGTCATTTGGACTCCAAGCAACAATGGGAGGTTTTTAGTGAGTTGGATCCCACCCACAAATATGCAGAATAGGGTAATTGAGAGAAATGGAAGAAAGATGCCGGGCAATGAGCATATGGGAGCATTCGGGTGTGACTCTTATGATATCTCTGGTGTAGTTGGCGGCGGTGGTTCAAATGGAGCTCTTCATGGACTAACCAAATATCATATGGAGCAAGACGCTCCGGTAAACTCATTTTTTCTAGAATACATAGCTCGCCCTCAAACAGCGGAGATTTTCTTTGAAGATGTGCTTATGGCTTTAGTCTTTTATGGGATGCCGATGCTCGCAGAGAACAATAAGGCTAGACTTTTGTACCATCTAAAAAATAGGGGGTACAGGGGGTTTTCGCTTAATCGCCCAGATCGTCCTGCGGCAAAGTTGTCAAAAACAGAGCTTGAAATCGGAGGAATCCCGAATAGTAGTGAGGAAGTGCGACAAGCACACGCATCGGCCATTGAGTCTTACATAGAAAAATATGTCGGATATGACGCCGATGGAACTTTTAGATCTATAGATGAGTGCGGTGATATGCCATTCAATAGGACTCTTTATGATTGGGCTTTGTTTGATATTAATAATAGAACTAAGCATGATGCATCAATTAGTTCGGGATTGGCAATAATGGCTACCCAAAAACACCTATATGTACCCGAAATGAAGACCAACAAAATAAGTATTAACTTTGCTCGCTATAATAACAGGGGAATGGTAAGTAGCCTGATAAATAATGAGTAACTTAAAGCCTATAATCAACGCACAGTATTTTCCAGATCAGTTTGCTCCTGATTCGGAAAAAAGAACCGAATTATTCGGTTTGAAAATAGGTCAGGCAATTCAGTACGAGTGGTTTAGAAAGGACTCTAGGTCTGGAAGGTTCTATTCGCAATGGAGGGATTTTCATAGGTTAAGGCTTTATGCTAGAGGAGAGCAGTCGGTTGAGAAGTACAAGAATGAAATGTCAGTAAATGGCGATTTATCGTACCTAAACCTAGATTGGACCCCTATTCCTATTATACCAAAATTCGTGGATATCGTTGTAAATGGTATGTCCGATAGGTATTTTAAGGTAAAGGCTACCGCGCAAGACGCTATGTCTTTAGCGAAAAGGAGTCAGTACCAAGAGTCTGTTGAAACACAGATGGTTGGCAAGGAGCTCTATATGAGTCTTGAGAAAGCCACGGGCATCAATGGGTTTACAGTAAACCCAAATGATTTACCCGAAAATGATGAGGAGCTTCAACTCTATATGCAGATGAACTACAAGCCTGCAATAGAAATAGCTCAAGAGGAGGCTATAAACACGATACTTGAAGATAATAGATATTCCGATTTAAGAAAGAGGGTTGACTATGATATCACCTCTATTGGTATAGGAATGGTCAAACACGAGTTTTATCCAGGCGATGGAGTCCGTGTTCAATATGTTGACCCAGCCAATGTGGTGTATAGTTATACCGAAGACCCTTATTTCCGAGATTGTTTTTATTGGGGCGAGATCAAGACAGTGCCGCTAACTGAAATAAGGAAGATAAGACCTGATATCAATAATGAACAACTAGAGGAGATATCCAAGTACAGTCAATCATGGTACGATTATTACAACGTTTCTCAATTTTATGACAATAGCCTTTTTAGCAGAGATACCGCAACGCTTTTATTCTTTAATTACAAAACAACTCAAACGTTTGTTTACAAAAAGAAAAGGCTAGACTCCGGAGGAGAAAGAGTCATCGAGAAAGATGAGAATTTTAATCCTCCTGCAGAAATGATGGAGGAGCAAGGTTTTGAGCGAATAACCAAGACCATTGACGTTTGGTACGAGGGGATTATGGTGATGGGTACTAATTATATGCTCAAATGGGAATTGATGCAGAATATGGTTCGCCCAAAGTCTGCTTCACAAAATGCGATACCCAATTATGTTGCTTGTGCGCCTAGAATGTACAAGGGAAACATTGAGTCTTTGGTACGCAGGATGGTCCCATTTGCTGACTTAATTCAACTCACGCACCTTAAACTACAGCAGGTTATTGCAAGGGTAGTCCCCGATGGGGTGTTTCTTGATGCCGATGGAATCAATGAGGTTGATCTTGGTACAGGCCAAGCGTACAGCCCAGAAGATGCATTGAGGCTATATTTCCAAACTGGTAGTGTGATTGGGCGAAGCCTCAATCAGGATGGAGAGTTTAATAATGCTAGAGTGCCAATCCAAGAACTTAACTCAAGTTCTGGTCAACAAAAAATGGCGGCACTAATAGGAAATTACAATCACTACTTGGGAATGATTCGCGCTGTGACCGGATTAAATGAGGCAAGAGATGGAACTGTACCCGATTCAAGGTCATTGGTAGGGGTTCAAAAATTAGCCGCATTAAATTCAAATACAGCAACAAGGCATATACTTGATGCATCTGCGTACATAACTAAAAGTTTAGCAGAGGCATTGACCTATAGGGTTTCTGATATTCTACAATATGCATCCTTTAGGGAGGAATTTGCTACACAGATAGGAAGATACAATGTTTCCTTGTTAGAGGAAATGAAAGAGTTGTACATCTATGACTTTGGGATTTTTATTGAGGTTTCTCCAGATGAAGAGCAAAAAAGTCAACTAGAGAATAATATACAAAATGCATTGCAAAAAGGAGATATCAATCTTGAGGATGCTATTGATATTCGTGAGATAAAAAATGTGAAAATGGCGAATCAGTTGCTAAAACTGAAACGCAAAAAGAACCTTGAGAATACGCAGGCCAATGAGATGCAGAAGCAACAAATGCAGGCTCAAGCCCAACTTGAAAGCCAAAAGATGGCTGCCGAGGCGGCAATGATGAAAGTTAATGCCCAAGCTCAAGCAGATATGCAGGTAAAACGAGCGGAAATAGCCTTTGAGATTGAAAAACTAAAGGCGGAGGCAGAGTTGAAGACGGTCTTGATGGAGCGTGAGTTTAATTTTAATATAGAATTAGCAAAAGTTCAAGGGGCAACTCTTTCTAGCCGCGAGCAATTCAAGGAGGACGAAAAGGCTAGAAGAATCGGCATACAAAACACACAGCAATCAAAACTTGTTGATCAAAGGAAAAACAACTTACCGCCAATCAACTTTGAATCTAATGAAGACAGTCTTGATGGCTTTGACATGGGCGAATTTGAGCCTCGTTAAAATTTCATATATTTGTCACTAAATTCAATCTAATGGAAAATATTACAGTCAGATTGCTTGACTCAGATGGGCAACCATCTGTTCAAGAAAAAGAGCGGCAAAATCAAGCTTTGCTTGAAGAGCAGCAACGGCAACAACAGCAGGAACCGCCCACCCCGGACCCTGCGCCGAAACCGACACTAGAAGAGGGTGACGTTCTTTCATTTATTAAGGATAGGTACAATAAAGAGGTTAAGTCTATCAATGACCTTTTGGTTGAGCCACAACAACAGCAAGAACCTCTTCCAGAAGATGTTTCTGCCTTTTACAAGTATAAAAAGGAAACAGGGAGAGGGATTGATGATTTTGTTAAACTCAATCAGGACATTGACGCTATTGACCCGGATAAACTCCTCTTGGACTACACATTAGCCCATGAGGATGCTTTAGATCGTGAAGATGCCGTTGAATTGCTTGCCGAAAAATTCTCATTTGATGAAGATCTTGACCAAGAGTCGGATATCAAAAAGAAAAAGGCAGCAAAGAAACGAGAGTTAGCCAAAGCCAAAAAATACTTTACCGAGCAAAAAGAAAAGTACAAAGTCCCACTTGAGTCAAGAGGGGATTCTTTTCAGAGTTCGGAAGAGTACAAACAATACAAAGATTACCTTGACAGATCTGGTAGCGAGCAGCAAGAGGTCAAAAAGAAAGGAGAGTGGTTCCAGAAAAAAACGGAAGAACTTTTCTCCCCTGAATTCAAAGGTTTTGAGTTCAATCTTGGGGAAAAGAAAATCACTTTCCTTCCAGGCGATTCCTCTGAAATCAAGACTCAAAACTCTACACCCTTAAACTTTGTTTCAAAGTTTTTGGATGAACAGGGGTTGATTAAAGATGCAGCTGGTTATCATAGGTCTTTATCAATCGCGATGAATCCAGAAAAGTTTGCCAAGTTCTTTTATGAGCAAGGCATTGCTGATGCCACGGACGATTTGGCTAAAAAGAGTAAGAATGTCAACATGGATATTCGGACTTTTGGACAGCCAATTAGCCAAGGAGGAGGAATCAAGGTTGTTGATGTTAGCCCATCATCGTCAGGAATGGGTTTAAAAATCAAGCCTTTTAAAACTTCTTAAAAACTAAACCATGCCAGTTAACGCATCCCCCAGCTTTGCCTTACAGCCCGCGGCTTATAGGCAAACACTTTCTACCAATTATATTGGTAGTTCTTCTTTCAATTTCGCTAACCAATATCTGCCAGACATTTACGAAAAAGAGTTTGAGCGATTTGGTAATCGAAGTATTTCTGGTTTTCTCCGAATGGTTGGAGCCGAAATGCCTTGTGCATCTGACCTTATTAAATGGGCAGAACAGGGCCGTTTGCACTCTAAATACACGGCCTGTACCTGTACTGCCCATGCATCAGGTGTAACCACGCTTACCATTCCAACATCAAACAACAACGCAGCATCCGGATACCCACAAGCCCCACAGCAGGCTTTGACTAACTCCGCGGCGC